CACCAAAAGCACCAGCTTGCACTGCCGTTGCATCTCTACCTGCTTGCTGTCTTTGAAAATCTAATACGGCTTGATTTTTTTGTACATCTAATACGTTTTGTATATATGGAGACATATATTGTTGCGCTTGAGCAGATCCAAAATCTTGTGATTGAAAACCCATTCCCTGTAAAGCTCTATTCATACCAGATGCAGTGCCTGTGGCAGCTTGTGTTAATCCGGGGATACCGCCTTCTGCTGCTGCTCTAGCCATTTCTCTAGATCGTAAAGTGTCAGCATTTTCATCGGCCAATCTTTGACCTTCATAAGGTGTATATTCACGCTTAGACTCAGCTTCCGCTCTTTTCATCATATCAATAGCATATGGCTCAAAGTATTTTGGCAATGAGCTTTGTACTATATTTTGTTCTGTTGGTTGCGGTGGCGCTTTTGAACCTTTACCCATTATTTATCTCCATTTTATAAGCAATATAATCTGGTTCCCAGTTATATTTTTTAAGCACTCTACTCCATGCTTTTCTACCATAGCCCTCTAATGCATTACAATCACAGTCTTTGGCAAATTCTGTTAATCTTTCCATAGCTAATGGCATCCACTCTGACATTCTGTTACCGCCTATCCAATCCATAGCTAATGATTTTTTGTTAGGATATGCAATTATTCTTGTTGTAATACCTGCTACCACTTTGTTTCCTTCTTTATTATTATCTATGGCAAGCCATAAACTATAAGTACCATTCTCAATATCCCGGTAAATATCATCTATATGAAACTTACCATTACTTGTAGCAACTGCTTTTGCAAGCATCCCTGCTACATCTCCCCACACAATGTCTAGAACATCTCTAGGTATTGCTGTAAAGATCATGCAGGCAACATCATCTCATCAGGTATTGCTGGTGGCTGTGTTTTGCCTCCAGTTCTTAATTCTCTTACCCTGCCCATCATGTCCTCTAATTTATTTGCACCTGCGTCAGAACTCCCGTTTCCGATGCCACTAACAACGTCAGCAGGAACAACAAACTCACCATCGCTAAGTAATACATCCTGTTCTCCTTCCATTGAGGCTGGTATCATATCTGACATGCCATCACCGGCACCCTCTACCATACCATCTCCTTCTTTTGGCTCTGAAGGAATATCACCTGACTGAACTCTTGCTACAAGGTCTTGTAAGGCCTCTTGTCCAAACTGTGACACAAACTGTGCTAGTATTACTTTTTGTTGATCAGGGTCGCTTATTTCGCCTTGTATAACGTCTATAGCGCCACTTATTAACTCTTTGTCATTCATGCCATCTTCAGTCATACCACCAAGACCCATATCCATAGGTGACATACCCTCTTCTTCTAATGGACCACCTTCAGCATAGTTCTTTGCAATTCTATAATCAAACTCACCTTCTTTACCTGCATCATAACCCATTTCAGGAAATATAGATGTATTCTTAATAGGCATACCTCTTGGCATAATTGGATCTTCTTTTTCTTCCGGTCTATATTTAGGCATTTGCATTGAGTCAGACATTGCACCGCCTAAACCAGCACCTATAGCTTCTGGTCTGGTTAACTGAGACATAATACCAGTTTGTTGCGCTATAGTTTGCGGTGTTGCTAATTGTGCTGCAGATCCAGAGCTTGCTAACCCTGTTCTTAAAAATTCACCAGAACCTTGACCAGCACCTTGAGCAAAAGGTGTTGCTGCTATCTTTGGATCAACTCCACCTAACTGACCTCCTAAGTAACCACCAAGCCCTCCTAAAGCAGCACCTCTTAAGGCGTCATCTGTACTTCCACCTTGTAGTAGAGACCCTATTCCACCACCTATTGCACTAGCAACCATAGGGCTAATTGAAAGTCCAAGACCAGCTGGACCTAATAAAGCTGGTGCTGCCAAACTAAATATTGTTGATAACATATTAGGCTCCTACTGCTTTCATTCTGCTTATTAATCTCTCTGCTCTATTGGGTACTTGAGTTCTCCATTTAGATTGATGCATTTGTTTTGATGCTTCTTTCCAATCATTCTCATTTATAGCTTTCTTTAGTTTACTAAATTTTGAGAGTCTTGTGTACCCCAGATTATACATCATATTGCATAATATCAATTTTACCTCTTCAGGTAGTTTGTAAAAATCATTATATAGCTTTTCACAATCTTCTATAGTTCCTTGTATATCATCATTAAAACAAGTATTTATACGTTTTCTGCTAACTGGTGTGCCTACTGGCATACCATATTCTGGGTCTGTCTTTTTTACAAGATGACCTATACCAAAAGTTGGTAATTTTAAATGATCAAGATATATTTCACCTATATTTCCTTCATCAGATTCTATTTCCAATCTTAATTGTTCTATATCCATTATTGTCTCCTTTGATTCCTTTTGACGCATTGTACATGTTTGTAATAAAAATAATTACCTATCTTGTTAAAAAACTTTGATAACCTTAACCAGTGCCATAACATTATTTAGTTAATCCTTTTTGCTTTTCATATGTCCTAAGTCCTCCGATTCCGAGCATGCCGCCAAGAACAGTTAAAAGTGTACCCATATCAAATTCCGGAAGCTCTGGTAGCGTTGCGCCTGCAAACGATGCACCAAAGATAATAAGGTCTTTAAGTATAAAATGATAAGCAAAAGCAATAGCACACACCCACCCAACCGCTGGTCGCCATCCGCCTTTGAATATAGAGCCACTTGCAGCTTCTGCTTTGTTTATCTCTAACTGAGCAAGCAGAGCTTCCTGCGCGTGTCTTTCGGACATGGTGGCTATTTCGTGAGCCAACTTAGCTTTTTGATCTGCATCAGGTATAAATTTATCTAATAATCCTGTAACAGGTCCTATAAGTGCTTGTAACATTAATATATCCTCACTTTATCTGCATCTATATTAGGCACGAGTTTGCACATGCATTGATATAATTCTTCTTTATTATCTTTCATAATAACTTGATTATGCAACCTTTTTTTAAAATCAATGCAATCGTTAATATTTTTAAAATATATTCCTGCATCTACTTGCAATCCTAAATAACACACAAGCATAAAAGCTGTCATTACAATGTACTCTGTGGTGTTCTATGTATAGCAAATTCTTGTATACTTGCTACAACATGTAATCTATTTGCTGTAGCAGCTTGTACTTTTAAAATCTCACCTTCGTTTAAAGCTAAATCTTTTGTCAAAAGTTCTTCTGTAGCATGACCTGCAACAGTTTTTTCAAATATATGAAAAACATTTGATGACGCATCTGTTATTGTTACAGTTAAGGTATCTCCATTATTGCTATCGTCATGAACTAATATTGAAGTAATAACAGAAGAATTAAAATCTGCACCACTAGGAGCTGTATATAAAGTAGTCTCATCAGTTGTTGTTAAATCAGCTTTTGCATTTGTTATTCCTAAAACATATTGTGGTATAGTAGAAACTAACATTATCTTTTACCATCCTGTCTTACGTTTACTTGTGGTGTTCCAAGTTTAAACTTTGTACCTAAATCACTTGACTCTAATCTTAAAGCAAATGTTTTACCCCTTACTCTAAAATCTAATTTCTCTGTATATACCTCAACAGGACTTGTTGCTGTTCTTTGTGTGTTGCCTGTAGATGTTTGCTCTATACCTGAGCCAGAATATCTTTGAGACTTTATTGTAAAATCAACTGATGGATTTATTGATGTAGAACCACTAAAGTTTACGTCTGGCACTACTTCATTTAAAAAAGAAAAACCTTGATCTTGACTAAACTTCATTGGAGCTGATTCAACAAAAGCTGTCATAGCAGATCCATCATCATCATAACCTGTCTCATGATTATATAAATACTGATTACCAGCAGCTATAGGTAATGTTCTTATGCCTCTATCTATCCATGCTTGTCTGGCAAGAGTGCCAAAATACCAAACATTCTCAGAGTAATTAAATGTTACATAAGAATCTATTTCTGTAGAACTAGCACTAGGATAAAACCAAATTATTTCACTAAATTCTGAATTAACACCTACATGTACTTTGTCTTTTTCTTCAAAGTTAAAGTTTAAAAATACTTTATCTTTTACAGAGCAAGAAATTTGTTGTGTTCCACCCCCAGAGTATCCATAAAAAGTATCAACACCCATCCAATAAACAGAGTCATCAACAGCTATGGCTGCCGCAGAACTCATAATTGTTATATTCTTAGAAAGTTCTTTAATACCAAATGTAAAAGGTGGTCCAATAAATCTCATAGAATGAACGCTTTTGTTTGTAAAAACTAATATCTCTTCTTTAGTTTCTACAGCCTGTACAAAAGTTGATCCACCACCAAGTCTTAAATCTCCTGCTGTATTTGTTGTAGTAGGAAACCAATCAACAGGATTTTCTTGTGATGAAAATCTAATTAATAATGGATCTTGAACGCCGTTACCTTGCGTTGCTCCAGCTGTTGCTCCCAAACCATCACAGCCAAATGCTATAATGTGCCTGTCTGCATCAGATACAATTACCTGTTTTGCTATTTGTGGAACGCTAGTTCTAGTTCCTCCAAGACCACTTGCACTTAATTCAACCGCATTAGCAAAGCCTAATGATCTGTCCCAATAATATAAACCACCATCTCTTGGATTAATAATTAGATCTTCACCAAAATTGTCATGTGACCACAATCTAATTTGTGCGCCGGTGACGGTAATTGATGCCGCACTGCCCCAACCTACAAAATCATCTGTAGATAATGTGTTGCCTTTAGCCAATATAACTAATGACCCATTATCATGAGTTGTTGCAGTTGTTCCGCTATGACCTCTAGTAACAGTCATTGTATTGTCATCTGCAGATGCAGTTATTAACATTAATTCATTACCAACAAGAATCACATCTCCATCTGTAGTCATCCCAGTTTCGTCAACAACATCAACATCTGTTTCACTTGCATCTAAGTCTTCGTTTAAAGTTGTTGCCAAAGCACTGCTAGTTGTACCGCTCCATTGCCCAGCACCCCAACCAGTACCTCCAACAGTTACATCTAAACCCGTATTAAGTTGATATTCACCAACAACACTAGCTCCACCATTACCGGTATCCGATGAATTAGCAGCTATACTTGATGTTATTGTGTATGAGTTAGAGCTTATCAAAGAAGCAATTTGGTATTCTTGATTTAGTACATCAGCTGTTATAACACCACCTAAACTAACAGCACCAGAAAACGTAACAAAATCATTTTCATTTGCGCCATGAGCAGGATCAGAAACAGTTATTGTTGTTGATCCATCTGTTGCGCTAAATGTTACATCACCTGCGCTAGTTGTTACTCTTATTGGTGTAATATCATAAAATGTTTTACCTTCTTCTATGTA